TCGGTAGCAGAGCTAAAACTCACCAGACCTCCCTATAGGGGGAAGCCGCTGGCCTATCCCTGAGGGAAAGTGGTGAGTACCCCTTCTGAATATATATCAGTAAGGGGTCATCCACTTCAGTTTGATGTCGAGCGCTGAAGGACGCCCCGCGCGTTCTAGATGCCGCTCATCTTCGAATGGCTCCGAAGATAAAAGGCATTTTACTAGCGCCCACTCTTCCCCAAGATTGCTCTTGGGGATCCGTGGACGTATCGCCCACCCTCTGACTAAGGGGGAGTGCGTTTCGGAATCCATCCTGTCGTACAAGTACGGTAGGAAAGAATTTCGACCTAGTAAAGCTGACGTACTCTCAACGATGGGGAAGTGTCCACCTAGAAGGTTGACAAGATCTTCATCGAGAGCCGCTGCTGTCTTCCATAAACCCAGAAAGTACAACTGGTTACGGAATGCAACAGTGGAAGCCAAGCTAGAAACATCGCTACGTGATAACGGAAAGGGCTGCGTTAGGTAAACAGGACGAACGTCCTGCCCACCATAGTAGTCCCCTCCGCAAGACTCCCGGAATTTGCCATTCCAGAAGGACTTGCCAGAGTTTACTACACAACCAAAGTCGTGTAGTGCCTGGGTCACGTATTCTACACAGTCTGTGGGGATAATAATATCATCTCCATAGACGCGCACTTTACCAGCAAGAGAACGAATGTCTCTTGCCCGCAAGGGCGAGTTAGCCTGACGCTGGATTCCGATACAGACAGTGGTTAAGAAAACCATTGCCTCTACCGGGAAACAGGTGGCTGAACCCATAGACGCGAACTTCTTCAAATTAGGGATTGACACCCCAATTGAAGAGATCGTCGCACGCGTAGAGCGAGTGGCCTGAACGGCCGCTCCAATCCAGGGATAACCTTGGAAAAGAGCCTCTACCAAGCGATTCGAAACACGGTCAGAAGCTTCCTTTAAATCAAGGGTAGCTAATGTACCGTCGAAAGAGGCTTGCCGAGCAAGGGCCCTGTTGGGCTCTTGATCTGAAAAGCCTATCAAGCCATGAACTAGGCTTGAATAACTTTCGAGCTCACGGACTAGAGGCCGAAGAATAGCTTGCTGCATATACTGCATGTGGGCTGGTTCTTCAGCAATAATCCGTGGTGTTTTGAGCGTTTTAGGAACTGGGATCACTTTAACGGGGATCTCAGAACCAGGTTCGAGGAACTGAACATCGTTCAGGAGGTAATAATACCTCCAGTTCGGAATAGCATATTCCCCATAAGGGAATACCTCTTCCAACCTATCGGGCCAATGCTGAAGGTGAAACTTCGCGTTTCCGCGAAGACCATCAGCAGTGGCACCGGAACCATGCCTAGGAGTGATGTCACCATCATAGACCTTCTGGTCCATTCTGGAAAAGACATCAGCAAATAGGAGGCGGGACATTTCAGAAAACTCCGTAAGAAGAGTCTCTGAAACGGTACTATCCCACCTTTCAACTTCCTGCTCACAATTAAGGTACCCGAACATCGCGCGAGATACACGTGCATCACTGCACGGCATCTCGATCTTTTTGAAAAGGCGTGTTAGTTGCCTGATCGCAAAGATGCAATCGATGTCGGGATCCCTTAACAACTCGCCAGAGCGAAGATCGAAAATTTGACAGAGGAAACCCGACAAAAAAGCCGGGAGACCATTCCTTCTGCGGAAACCGTAGAATGAATTGCTGTCAACGAATCCTTGGTCCAGACATTTCTCGAAGTCTGAACAAAAGGAGGGAAGGGTGATCGTGAGAAAACTTTCACCCTCCTTTTCGATCCGACTCGTGACTGTTTTAAGGTCACGAGCAGTGCTCGTGTGACACCAGCTGCCCAATTCAAGGGACAGCTCACGCCAGAGATCTCTGAGGCTTTTCATACTAACCCTCCTTTTACGGGGGTACTAGTAATCCTGAGCCACGGAATCCAGCTGGTCCTATAAAGAACCAACCGCTGTCCTCAGAGTCAGATATTCAGTTCTGACCCTGAGCAATGCGCAATGCATTGGCGTTTGTAGTGTCGGT